GTTGCGCCAAGACTTTCCCATTCCCTGTTAAACGCATCAACAAGCATATCTTTGGGTTCGGCATCCACCGCAATGATTCGGGGCTTTGATAGGGCTAATTTGATTGGCTTTTCAACCAATTTCCCGCCAAGTGGGTGAAATTCCCATAATAACTTACATAGCTGATAGCCTATATCTGAACCTGGTTGGATTTCATTGGCTTCTAAAATTTGCATCAATTCCGAATTAACGGCAGTATTACTTACTGTAACGTATGACATATTTATCCTTTAGTAGCCATATTTATCACCAACTCCAATTGCTATTCCATAAGTGAAACAATCAAGTAAATCGTCTGCTCTCTTATGAGCATCTTTGTCGCCAATTCTAAAGTTTGTTACTTGAGTGAGCAAATGATTTCTTGTAGTGTTTTTAAATGTGACTACTTTATCAAATGCAAACTGACTTATTTTAACCTTACCTTGATGAAAATGACCTGAAACACTAATCGCTCTTTCATCTTTTCCTACACTAGTCAGTTTACTGTCTATTGGACGTGTATTCCATCCTCGAGTGCGACCTTGCTGAAGAAGAATAGCACCAGTACTGGCATCTTCAATGAATAAACCTACATCTCCATGCCTTGCAGTAGTTAACTTCGCTAATTCTTCTAATCTTAAAAATACATTCGGAATATATGCCTCTAACAAAGCTCCATCTATTTGTAATACATCATAATCAAGGATAACTAAAGGATGCCCATAATACTTGTTAAGAGCAAAATAAATGATTGCAGTTCCGTCGTGTTCTGTGCCACCTTTAACTGCTGTATCCATAACTGCAAACACTCCAGTAGCTTTTTCGGGATAAGAAACTGGTAGTTCGTTTTCTAATAGCTTATCAATAGAAAAGAATGCTTGACCCGCCCAATCAACAAACTCAGCAAGATATTCTTGTTTGTAAACTAAAGGATGATTTTCTCTTTCAAGTTTTTCTAATTCTTCTTGAGGAAGATAAGGGTTTGCATGAGTAGGTGCATGATGGTCTTTAAAACCTAATGAACTATCTTCGCCTATTCTGTAAAAAAAGTTTTCTTCATCAATACCATTAGGTGTACTCAAAACCCAACAATCGCCTCCATAGTCTAACAAAGTAGGTTTTATACTTGTGTTCCAAATATGGAGCATATTGTTTTTTGTGAATGCCGCCTCATCAATAATTACTCTATGGTATTTACGACTACGACCTGCACGTTCGTTTTCTAAAGTCCAAAAGTCTATTCGACCACCACCTTCTACATGAAAAATGCCATCTATCTTACTTGCAGAGACTTTGACTTCATGTAATAAATCACTAATTTCTGAAAATGCTTCAGCAAGGATTTTGTATTGAGGAACAAACCAACCTACTCGTTTACCTTCTAATGCGTATTCACAAGCAAGCATTTCACCCATTAAGGTTTTTCCATATCGACGACCACAACGAACTCTATTGAACCTTGCTCTGTTGTTAAATATTCTTAATTGGTCAGCATGAGGTACTGGCAGATCTATTACTGCAGATGCTTCAGCTTCTATTAGTTCTTCATCATATTCATTCATTTGGAGCAAAACCGCCTCTTACAACAACTATCTTTTTGCCTTCAGAATTACTGTTGTCGTGGTTCTCTTTCCAACGACCTTGTGTCTTTAAAAAGAAAAACATTGAAGCATTGTCACCATTTTTAGCCTTTGCAAATAAAGTTTGAGCAATACTCGAGATAGCATCTGCTTTACCTAAGTCTATCTCTCGTCTGTAATACTCATGCAAAGTAGGCACACTTATATCTAGCTTATCAGCTATTTGTTTTTGAGTTAGACCAACTCCTGATAATACTTTGACCAACTTACGACTTGATTCTGTTGGCTCATGAGCAGGTCTTCCTCTTGTTTCAACCTTTTCTTCTTCCATTCTTTATAACGTAAAAATAATATATTGTATTTAACGTATTTCCATGTATTTATGAGTTTGAATACTAACATTCCAATTATTCTTGATTGCTTGGTCTACACATATATTAGTTGCTTTTTTGTTTTGGCTTAGAGGTTGCAACCATATAGTTTTATTTTTAATTTCTAGCGACCTTAATACTTCTATATCTTTTTGTTTTCCAACTGGCATTTTGATNTCGTTTGCTCTTAACAAAGATGATGCTAATANTTCTTTTTTTCCTTTCATATNTACTTTAGGGCTTACAGTCANCCAAGTATTAGGATGACATTTAATTTCGTAAGTACCACTGGTTTCTATTTGTACTGACTTACCTATGTTTATAAGGGCTGTTGTTATTTCTGTCAAGTCATAAAAACAAGGTTCGCCACCAGTAAAGACTATATGATCGATTGTTTTGGTTTTTAAATACTCAAATAAGTCTCTTTCTGTTTTAAGTGCGTACTTAGAAGAATCTTTGGTTTTAGCAAGCATTTCATCAAAATGGTAGCCATCCATATCTACTAGTTCCCATGTATGCTTTGTATCGCACCAAGGACATCCTACATCGCAGAATTGAAGTCTTACGAATATAGAAGGTGTTCCGGTGAACTTAGCTTCGCCTTGGATTGTTTCAAATATTTCATTGATAGCTAACATCATATATTAATCTCTTAATGTGAGTGCTGAATTAGAGCCATGCTCAAAACATTCTGCTGAAACTACTTTAACTCTGTCTGCAAGTCCTTTTTTGTTAATAAGTTCTTCAGCTAAACAAAAAGCATACTCACTAAACTTCTCGCATCCGGCTGATGGAACAATCATTAAGTCTAATACACCTAATTTTTGACCTTGTTTAAAGTAATCTAAGTGTGGGTCATCTTCAGCAATTACTGTTTTGTGATCGAACAATTCTTCTAGCTTTGCTTTGAGTTCTTTTAAACCTCCAAAGTCCATCACCCAGTTTTTGTCATCAAGAGTTTGTGCTTCAAATACAAACTTAAACCCCAAAGCATATCCATGTATTAGCTTGCAATGAGAATGTGCTTTCCATTGTCTAAATGCGGCTGAAATGCCGATATGATTTCCGTATGTTTTAGTACTTTGGTATTTCATTTAATGAGCCTCATAAATTCAGAACGAAGATTATTATCTGTGTTTAATTTACCACGCAGTATTGAAGAAGTCATTTTGGTTTCTGTTTCTCTTACTCCTCTCCAAGTCATACACTGGTGAGTAGCTTCCATAACAATGCCTAATCCTTCAGGCTGAATCATCTGTTCAATAAGATCAGCCAACTGAACTGTAGCTTCTTCTTGTATTTGAGGTCTCGCCATTACCCATTCAGTTAACCTTACAAACTTGCTAATCCCTATTACTTTGTCACTAGGTATTATCCCTAACCAAAGTTTTCCTGTAATTGGAACTAGATGATGACTGCAAGCTGACCTAATACTTATTGGACCTAGTGTATAAATATCTTTAAGACCTTTGGCATTAGGAAAGTCTGTAATCTTAGGCATAGGTGTATACCTTCCTTTGAATACTTCTCTAATGTACATTTTGGCTACTCGTTTAGCTGTTTCTTTTGTGTTGTGATCGTTTTCAGAATCTATTAAAAGAATATCTAATACTTCTTGAAACTTCTGTTCAAGTTGTAATTGCATATTATTTAGATGGTGCGGAAGTAAGAACTCTGCTATGTTGTCGTTAGCAAAGTATGTTTTTCCTGCTTGCTTAATATTGTTAATGACTTTTTCAGACATCGTAATCCTTAGTAATTGTTGCACCGCATTCGCCGTCTTCACTAACAGATGCAGTAAATGATCGTTTGTACTTTGTAGACAAATCTTCAACAAGTTTTCTAGCCATCATTTCACAACTCATGTTGTTCATTTCGCCATCGACAAAGTATGATTTGCCTTCATCAATTAGATCATGAAATTCTATTTCCCTGTCATCATGTTCTACATGACACCTAAGTTCAACATGGAAATTGTGTCTGTGACGATAAGATAAATACTTTCTATGTTCTGAAGCATCTTTCCAAAAATGAAATCCTTCAAAAGTAAACCTAACGAATATTTCAGCTTTCATATATAGGCATCCTATGATCTGTTTCTAATACTTGTTCAACTGCTAATATGGATTGCCTCCAGTTTATTAAATCTACTTTACAATTGTTTGCACTTATCTGTACAGTCTTTTTATAACTTTTGTCCGGGTCGTTTAAGTCGTATCGGAATACTTTTTCTTCGACTGAATCCCAAGCCTTCAAACAAGCTCGAGTTGGCATATCCATCCATCGAACAGTACTAATCCAACTAGACGAATCGCAACTACTTAAAGGAAATGCGTTGCAATGTTCGTTAGGTGTCATACCTAAACAATGTATCCACAAGTAAGGATATTTTCGCCGCCTTTCCCATATCGTCGCCAACAATCGTTTTCTAGTTTCGTTTTGTGCTTGAACTACGTTGCCAAGACATATCCTGTCATATCTTTCAGCCAAGTAATCAAAATAATCCCATCCATCTACAAGCGGATGATAAACAGGGATAGGGTTAAACCCTAATTTATGTAACCTGTCTCTAGTTTTAATTTTGTTTTCTCGACCACCTTGGTCTATTTCAATGTAACCCCAAGACCTATCTCCAATTTCTTTAACAATTCGAGTGTACTTATCAAACAATTTATCAAATCCATCTAATTCGTTTGGAGGTAATGCTAATACTTTGTCCATTGTTAAATTATTAGCTCTTGCGTGTTCCATTGTTAAGTTAAACACTCCCGAATCAATAAAAACTTTTTTTCCTCTCTCTACTGATTCCAATAAAAACTGTTCATCGTCTGCGTTATGTATTTCATTGACAGCAGTCAATATATGATCGTAATAATCTAATACCTCTTGTTTTTTAAATGAAGAAGGAGATGTAGCTAAGAAATAAACATTTTTTTCTTTGTAATCCCATACACCACCAGTATTAATCATTGAACACCTTTTGAATAGATGAAGCTCCATACACATCTTGATATCTATCAACAATCAAAGAAGCAATATAAGTATCTGGCTGAACTATTACTAATCTGTAATCTTTGGCTTTTTTAGCTAGAGCAGAATAAATTCCTGCATAAGGAAGTAATAAGCAAGTTTCGTCTTTTAGTTCGTCTTTCCATAAACTCCATTCTTTTAATACATCTGCACAAATAAGAATATGTTTGTCACCAAGAATGTATCGGTCATGTTTTTCTACTTGGTTTCTAGGCTCGTCAATAGAAACATCAAGTTTATCTAATACTGATTCTTTTTGTATCTCTATATCAGAGTTATCATCACTTAGTAAATGCTCTAATTCATCTACATCAAAGCCCAACAAGTCCATATTGAAATCTTCTGTTTGTAATGTAACCAATTCAAGACCTAATATTTCTTCATCCCATTCGGCATTCATTGCTATTTTATTGTCAGCAATAATGTACGCACGTCTTTGTGTATCAGATAGATGTTCAAGCCTAATACATGGAACTTCTTTTAAGTCTAATTTTTTCGCCGCACTTAAACGACCATGACCTGCGATAACAGTATTGTGTTTGTCAATAAGTATTGGATTGTTAAATCCAAACTCTCTAATACTTGAAGCAATCTGAGTTACTTGTTCGTCAGAGTGTGTTCTAGCGTTGTTGACATAAGGAATCAGCTTGTCGATTGACAGTTGTTCAACTTGCATTACTTACCTCTTGAATTTTTTCATCAGAGTAAGTGTATTGATAAACTGCTTTTCTTTTTAATGGAATTTTATTTGGAATCTTTTCTCTTAAAACATTTTTCTGTCTGAAAAAATAATTCAGAGCCATTGATATATCATTCGACCTTAGATCAGGAATTAATTCTTTAATCTCTGTCAAAGTCATCGGTCTTTGTTGCGACCTAAAACATTCTCTTACCTTGGTAACCGCTTTAATTTCAGCCATAAAAAAACTCCCATATGACATATATGGGAGTAGTATATCATATATTAGATGCTACGCAAGTAGCAAATTCATCGCTCGATCTTTCATCTTATCACCAGTTCCGAACCAAGCACTGTCAAGCCTAGAATCGTCGCTACGAGATGGATTGTGATGATCTACATACTCAGTCACTGCGTTAAGCATTGACCACTTAGTATGACCGACCAAATCAAGCCCTTTGGAATCATAATCAAACAAAGAAAGAATCTTTAAATAGGAACGATTCTTTTCAATTTCATCTTTTTTTACTTGATAATTAGAACTTAATAATTCTTTTAAGAACAACGAAGCCTGTTGAGCACCTAATTGTTGACTTTGTAAGAACTTTGCAGTCTCCAAGAATGTTCCAAAAGATTCGACTGCACTTCCAAGTTTACTTTTAACCATTGCGTGGTCAAATTCTGTAATGTGACTAAACGAAACCATGTTTTCATCGTTCTTATGAGCCATTGATAATGTATTATTACAAACAACTCTAACGGTAGTAAATCGAGCCGTTGTAGCTAATGTTCGGTCACAAGAGGTAGATAAGAGCAAGAATCCACCTATACCATCGTCTTTACAGACTTCGCCGTACTTGCCTGTCTCAGCCAATGCCCAAAGCCTCTTGCCTCCTTTTAGCGTTCCTGCTGTATGGATTTTAAAGCCATTCTCTTGAACCAAATCCCTAAAAAATTCTAATACTTCTTGGGGTTGTACAGGTTTGTAGCGATCTGAAACGACTGACAACGGCATTCCTGTATCTGAGCGATAAAGTACGTTTTGACCATCAAATTTAGTCAAATTATGATGAAAGTTGTTGTCCTCGACTTCGTAATGAACTGGAACACTTTTAATAGTCCAATCCATTCCTGAAGCTACTTGCCACTGTTCAATAGTTGAATTTTCATCTAATGCTTGACCAAGACCATGCCAAGGTGTTTTACCAACAAAAGCCATCTCAGTAAAACCGTTTTCTCTAATTGTTAATTCGTGAGCCATAATAATTTCCTTTCAATAATAAATTTCAAGATCAAAACAAATTTTTTCTAATTCTTTCAAAGTCATACTTTCAAGAGAATTCAATTCTTCAATTGAGTACTCAGAAGTCAAAATTGCCATATCTTCCTCAATAGCATCTGTAATTAGACGTATGAGGAATTTTTTAGCTGATTGTTTATCAACTACATGTTCCTGACCGATTAAATTTACTTTCATAATTAATTACTTTCAGATAATTCACAAAGTTGAAAATCAGACAAATTCTTTTTAATTTCATTCATGTACTCAAAATGAGTTTGTCCCATTTCTTTTTGTAAGTTTAAGCAAGCATTTGCTACATAATAAACAAGGTCTTCATCAAAGTTGTTATTAGCCCAATCAGAATACCCTTGTTTTATTATTTCCAATGTTATGTGTTTAAATTTCATGTAATTTCCTTTGTTTTGGTTGATTTTGGCTAATTAAACTTTTTCAGTAGACCTATATGCGATTTCACTTTGTTCTATTTGAGCGTAAATAGAATCAAGTTCTGAATCAGTTAAACCTATTTCAGCCTTGATAAAATCAACTGTTTTTTGGTGTTCCAAAGTTGTTTTCACAATCAAAATAATTGTGTTTAGTGTTTCTCTAGATAATTTCATTTTTATAAACTCCTGTTATTGGTTAAGACCGCCGTAGCGGTTTCGCCGAATCACGGCTCGTCAGTTAACCTTGTATTACTCCTCATTAAATTCATTAATTACTACTGCACCTGTCTTACGATCAACAGAAACATTGCCAAACTCATACTCATACATAACAAAACTTCCATCTTCGTAAGAGTTCTCTAAGCCACCTAATCTGTCATCCATCTCTCTTGCTATGTCATCACATTGATCTACTGTTAATTTGAATTTCATTTTGATTTCCTTTCAGTTGTATTAGGACTCGTTTTCGTTTGTCCATAGAAGTATTATCGGCTTATTTGTAACAAATAAAACGGTTTTTTCGGAAATTTTCGTAATATTTCACGTTTTTAAGGTGTGAAAACCCCCATATTTCAGCTAAATAATGCTAAAAATTGACTATTTTTGCCTAATATTGGCTATTTTGTGTTCAATAATTTAATAGTGTCATTTAGGACAGATAATTCGTCTTTTTTGTAGACGTTCCATATTCTTTTTTGTCCATGTATGCCGTTAAAACTGCCTTGATGACAATCTTTACACAATGGAATACATAAGTAATGTAATCCTTGTTTAATGTGATGAGCATCACTAGGAGCAGGACTATTACATACTCCACAGTTCATTTGTTTCACGTGGAACAAATAATCTTTTTCAGCTTTGCTCAGTTTAGAGTTCATTGGTGCGCCCTGTCTTGAACCCTGTTTGTAGCTTCTTCGGTTCGCCAAATCTCAACCTTCAGGCTTGCGGCGGTCATTTGCCACTTTAGAGTTTCTTCGGTTTCGATGGCTTCGGCAAGCCCTTTTAGCAG